TAAAAAGGTTTTATAGAAGTATTGGACGGTGCAACTGGTTTTATGTTGATAAAAAGAAATGTATTTAAAAAAATGGCATTGGCATATCCTCATTTAAGATTTAAATCTGATCAACATTTGGGAGACCCTCACGACAAAACTTTTGGATATCACGACACATCTGATTGGAACTATGCTTTTTTTGACACAATGATAGAACCTGATACCAAAAGATATTTATCCGAAGACTATGCTTTTTGTCGTTTATGGCAAAAAATAGGTGGTAAAATATATGCTGATATTGCTAGTGGTATGACACACATGGGTAATTACTCTTTCAAAGGTAATGTAGGAACTCAATTCTTGCCACAAAACAATAAATAATTTAGTATACCCCAACATGAAATTAGTCGATTTAAAGTTTCAACCGGGTATAGATAAACAAGATACTGCTTATTCAGCAGGAGATCAACGTAAGTATGTTGATTCTGACTTTGTTCGATTTCACTATGGTAAGCCTGAAAGATGGAAAGGTTGGTCATATTTACCAAATCCAAATAAAACTATTGTGGGCGTGGTCCGTGATACACATAGCTGGATTGGTTTAGATGGAACCAGATATCTTGCTTTAGGTACAGATAGAAAATTATATATTTATTCTGATGGCGCAGTAACTGACATAACCCCTATTAGAGAAACAGCGGCTTTAACAAATCCTTTTACTACAAATGGTACAACAACTGTTACAGTTACGGATGCAGCTCATGGAGCACAGATTGGTGACTTTGTTACTTTTGATTCATTCTCTGCAATAGATGGATTAGATATGAATAACGAGTTTGAAGTCATTACAGTTCCTTCTGCTAGCACATATACAGTAACTCATACAAGCGCAGCTTCTGGGTCAACATCAGGTGGAGGTGGATCAGGAAATGCTAACTATCAAATTAGAACTGGACCTTCTGCATCTACATATGGATATGGTTGGGGAACTTTAACTTGGAATACTAGCACATGGAATACGCCAAGATCATCTTCAAGTGTTGTAGTAGATGCAAGAAACTGGTCTTTAGATAATTTTGGTGAAGATTTAATTGCCACTGTTTTAAATGGTGGAACGTTTGTTTGGGATACATCAGGAGGCACAAGTAGTAGAGCAACAGCATTATCTAATGCCCCTACTGCTTCACGATTTAGTTTAGTATCTACTGATACAAGACACCTATTAATATTTGGTACAGAAACAACAATAGGTAACAGCGATACTCAAGATGATTTATTATTTAGATTTTCTGATAGAGAAGATGCGACAGATTACACACCTGTATCAACAAACGAAGCAGGTTCACTTCGTATATCAGACGGATCAAGAATAGTAGGCGCTGTTAAATCATCAGGTCAAATACTTGTATGGACTGATACATCTATGCACGGTATTCAATTTGTTGGCACACCTTTTACTTTTGGTCTTAGACAACTTGGCGCTAACTGCGGGCTAATAGCTCAACACGCAGCAGTAGAAATAAATGGTAGATCTTATTGGATGTCTGATAATTCTTTTTACATGTATGATGGTGTTGTCAAAAAAATGCCATGTTCTGTTCAAGATTATGTATTTGATGATATAAGTTATACTAACAAGGCGGATATAGCTTGCGGTATCAACACTGCATTTAATGAAATTATTTGGTATTATCCATCAGCTAACGCTTCACAAATAGACAGAGCTGTTGTTTACAACTATCTAGAGAACACTTGGTATACTACATCCCTTGCAAGAACTACTTGGCTAGGTGCTTATGTATACGAATTACCTATTGCTACAGAATATAATGCAAGCTTAACAGCAAATAACTCTACTATACTTGGGTTAACTGCAGGTGCTTCATATGTTTATGAGCACGAGAGCGGTAACAATCAAGCAGATGGCACAGCAATATCAGCTTTTTTAACATCAGGTTCTGTTGAAATAGCAGACGGAGATGAGCTTATGTCTGTAAGTAAACTTGTTCCAGACTTTGATAATTTAACCAATACCATGACGGCTACACTAACACTTGAACAATATCCTCAATCAGCAGATACGGTTACTACCACTGGATCTATTTCCAATACTACGGAGAAGATTGATGTAAGAGGTAGAGGAAGAGCAGTTAAAATTAAATATCAAACAAATACTGTAAACGATACTGCTTGGAGACTAGGATCAACAAAACTACAACTTAGACCAGACGGAAGAAGATAATATTAAAATAAATTTTTTATGTTCCATGCCTAGAGCAGGTAACACTTTGCTAGGCTCTTTACTTAATCAAAGTGATGATATTAAAGTTACAGCAAATAGTGTTGTAAGTGAGTTAGTTCATCGTATTTTAACCTTACAGGATTTTCCACAGTACCAAGAATTTCCAGATTATATTGGAGTACACAACGCAGCTAAACAAGCATTTTTTTCTTACTACAAACATTATAAGTGTAAACATGTTTTGGATAGAGGATCTTGGGGAACAGAAGCAAATCTACATTATTTAAAAGAATTAAAATTAAACACTAAATTTGTAATACTGTATAGACCCGTTTTTGAATGTTTAGCTTCAACTCTTAAAATCATGAATGTGAAAGAATCACGTAAAGAAGAAGTGTGTAATTCTTTATTAAGAAGAGATCATAACATAGGGGTGTCTATGTGGAGTATTGAAAATATAATTAATTCAAAAGAAAAATATAAGATTATTACTTATGATGAATTAATAAAGTCTCCTACGCAAACAATATTTAAAATATTAAAGTTCCTAAACGTGCCTAAATATAAAATAAAGACTAAAAATTTTAATCAGTTTTCTATACAAAATATAGAATATAAGGACCCTATTCCCAAATGGCATTATATTAGAACCAATAGTATTAAAAAAAATCCTTATAATTACCTATCTTTAGTGCCAGATAAAATAATTGAAAAATATGAAAAAACCCATATTATGTTTGATAATTTAATAAAGAGTAAAAATGGCTAGAATAACTATAACACGATTACCAAATGCAACTCCAGAATATGATTCCAATCAGTTTGATCAAATGATTCAATTACTAGATCAAATAATTTTTTTACTTAATACAAACTACCAACAAGATTTAAAAAACGAGTCAGAGTCGGAGGCTATTTTCCTTGGCTAATACATTTAAAAGTGCAATGGTAGATGTAACTACTACAAATTTAACAACTGTTATAACAGTTCCTACGGCTAATCCTGGTGCAACGCCGCCAGTTCCGCCGACTACAGATATAGTAAAATCTCTTTTAGTTTGCAATGATTCTGGTTCAACAACTTTAGTTGATGTTGAAGTTGTTAGAGGTGCAGCAACTTTTGAAGTCTTCAAAGCAAAGAGTATTGCTACAAACACAACCACAGAATTATTAACTCAACCTTTAGTTTTACAAGAAAGTGATATTCTTAAAGTTCAAGCTAATGCTGCCAATCAAGTGCACATTATAGCAAGTTTTCTGGAGATTACGAAAGGACAAATCTGATTAATCTTCACTCGTTATTTATTACTCCTGTATTTTCATTAGAATTAAAAGGCCACGAACATCTTATTGATAGCATATATCAACTACGAGAAAAAGATGAGATGGGTATGCCACGGTCCAATGTCGGTGGTTGGCATAGTCATGATGAAGTATACAATATAAAAAAATTTAAACCTTTGGTAGGTGATATATTAAAACATGCTAAAGATTGTTTTAATCACTTAGATGTTAAAGAAAGTTATGTTCCTGAGATGACTGGCATGTGGGGTATGATAAATCCACACGGATCACGAAACAATGTACATACACATCCATATAACTATTTATCTGGTGTATTTTATCTTAAAGCTCCTAAAAAATGTGGAAATATTGTGTTTCTAGAGCCTAAACCACAGTCGGAGGTACTATCACCCCCTAAAACAGAAAAAGCCTCTATACACCTCGCTCATAGCGTACAATGGGAACCTATTGAAAATTCCTTGATTTTTTTTCCATCTTGGCTACAACATGAAGTACAAACAAATAATTCTGATGAAGATAGAGTTATCATCAGTTTTAACATAAATTGGAGAAACGAAGATGCCGATAGTTGAACCTGCTGAATTACTAGGTCACATTACTACTGAAGACGGAAGAAGAATTCCTCATTATAAAGTAAAAACTGAAACAACAATTACACATATAGATACTGGTGCTGAGTATAACTCAGAAGCAGAAGCTCAAGCTGACATTGATAATCCAGAAACTTCTACAACTGTTGAAAAAATTAAAAGGGACGTAAAAGTATTTGCTCCTTCTTTAGCAGATATGTTGGGTGTAACTCCTGATTAATTAAGCGCTACACGCTTCACATTCC